CATACCGCCAAAGGCTCAAGCTTTACCTCAAGGCGCGTGACACTCATGTGAGCGTCTGATGTCCCCCGGAACCGTTGCGCTCTCCAATTCCGCATGGACCCTTGCCGGAACCAACAAAGCCGCTTGAGCCGGTCCCCTCTGAGCCCGGCAGAGATTGGCTTCTCTTGGCTCCAAGTCACCCCGTCGAGGGTGTACTGCGTCCATATCGTCGGATCGACTCCGAACTCAGCCCGGCCCGTCAAAGCGACAAGCTCAAGCTCATTAAAAAGCACCCCACGCCCCTCGTTGTACAAGATCGAAGTCCCGAAGATCCAACCGATGCGTTGCCCCCAGTGGGTCGATACACTGTTCGAGAGGTAACCAAAACTTGATGACTGTGGGTCTCCCACGATGGTCTTGCCATAAGCCCACACGAGATTCCGCGCCCGGTACTGCGCATCTTCCACAAGAGAGCTTGTCAGCACGTACCAGATGGACTGATTGGCGGCTTCAGAGATTGAGAAATCAAACACCAAAGTTTTGTCCGGCAAATGGACGTACAAAGACTGGTGTCCCTCTGAAACACGATTCTCCAAAAGCACGGTCGAAAGTTGCTCCTCGGTGTATTCGAGCAGAATGATGTCAATCTCTCTCGTTGAGATCTTCCGGGCGGTGGCATTGTTCCCAAGCCACACCGCCGGTTGCTCATTATGCCCTCCCCCAAGGAAGGCAATCGTCTGCATGAACTCGCAACAGGCATGGGTGCCGATGACACCTTTCTCGATGACGGCACCGTCGATTCGCTGAAATGGGAAGTTGGTGCCGCCGATATTGTCGAACACCTCGATGGAATATCGGTTGAGCGCGTAGACCTCGTTCCGAAGCTTCAGGAGGGCCTTAATCGGATCTGGATTGAACTCCGATGAGCCGTACTTCAGCGGGTCCACTGAGAACGGGTTATTGAGTTCGGTTACAACCAAAAACTCCCCGTCGGTCGTCATGAAATATCCATCGACCCATACAAAATCCAACACGGTCCCGAGATCCGAATCTGTCACCTGCTGAAGGGCCGCGCCATTCCACAAATACAAGTTCCCCGAGGAGGCGACAGCGAGATAGTCGAAAGAGTAATCGAAGGTGACCTGTCCAGAGCCACCAACATCACCAAGTTCAGTGACGGTCCAATTGCTGTTGATGCGCACGAGTTTTGTGCCCATCACACGGTACATCACTCCGTTCCACTCGATGCCACCACGGTCTATTCCCGGACCCGTGCCAAGTGACACTATCCCATCGCCGGGACGGATGTACCCTTCTGAGATACCTGTTTTCTGTGCGACCGGCACGTAATTGCGAGGAAGTGCGACTCGAAAGTCAGACTTCTCGTCAGTGTAAATCCCAGCCAGAACAGAGAGTTGCATCGGTTAGCATTTCCAGCGTTTCAGACTCGCAGCCTTTCGGGTGGGCCTGCCTTTCTCGTCCTTCATAGGCCCCGGCATTCCGCTCATGCGGGCGCAAAAGCTCTTCTTGCGAGCCGCATCCGCCTTTGTATTCGGATTCGGAGCTGGAGGCTTCAGGTTGCTGCCGGTGGCCGCGTTGTACTTCGCACGGCCCTTGGCAGTGAGTCCGGCACCTTTCGACACCGGGAGTTTTTCACCTCGAGAAACAGCCAGCGAAACCTTTTTGGGCATACTAAGAGATCTGATTTCTCAACAATTCAGAAGCGATGCGGATGACGTCTTCGTTGTCCCATGTATAACGGCCATCTGCATTAGCTTCCGCAATTAAGCGTGCCTCTGGAATGGAGAATGAAATGGCAGTTAAAATGCCATCATTTCCAGAGTGTTCGGCGGAGCAAAAAACAACCCCGGACCGAATATCAATCATCATCGTAGTGAGCCTCATATTAAACAGTCCTAGAAAGTTTCACCTTCACTTGGCCAGCAGCAACTGCGGTCGTGTCGCTATCTGCGGCTCCGCCGGTGATTGCGATTCCTAGCCCAAGCAAGAAACGATGACCATTAAATCCGGGAGTAACTTCAGCTACTCCCGGAACCCCACCCACGGCAGCAGGAACCGGAATAATCATCTCGGGCACATCTGTTCCAACGGTGGGAGCTGTGGCCTTATTATAGAGCTTCACAAACGCCGCAGAAGCACCGATATTCGATGCCCAAAAGGCTTGCAGTCCGCTTGTTCCAGTGACGATTAAAGCGCCGTTTGTAGATGCAGCCGAGTTGACAAAAAACGGTGTCGCCGGAACCGCTGGAGTCCCTGCGTTTGTTACGGCTGTCACAGTGGAAACGGTTGTGATCGTTCCGCTCGCAATAATGACAGAAGAGGTGATCTGCGCTGGGATCGGGGCTTGAGTCCCAAGATGCCTGATCCCCGCAATGTGAATCGGGATATTCTGGAACGAATCGACAGCAACAAAGCTCGTGGTCCAAGTAGTGGTTGATGCCGGAGCTGTGCTCCCGTTAAACGACCACAAGAACAAATACAGATTCACATCCTCATCCGGAAGATTCTCAATCCTAGAGGCCCGTGAAGTGACGTTTGAAGAAATCGCTGATGCTACAAGTTCATCGCCAAAGTAAGCATTGCGAACGTCAACATTGATCTGCCACACATGACCTGGCGATGCAGTCGTGTTGATAGTTGCTGTCGTGTCTCCAGAAGCCCACCCATAACGCTGAGCATCAAACAGAGTGCTCGTGACTGTGGTTCCGTTGTAAAGATTCCGGTAATAATTGTGTCCGAACAGAGTGCAAGTTCCAGAGCCGCTAGCTGGCCAACCTGCAACAGTGAAAGTGACATTTATCCCAGAAACAGACGCGATTGCGTACCGGCCGGGGACCCCATTCACACCGGCGATTGCGCCGATGTTCATGAATTGACCCACATTCTGCGAACTGAAAGAACTTCCCGGAATGGAGACTGTGATTGAAGTCGCACTGTTGACCGTAACAGGCAGATTCGTGCCTATCAGGTCAGCAAGTAGGTAAGCAAAGTTCTGGTTGGCAATTCGCTGCGATAGAATGCACTTTCCTCGAGCAATAAAAGATCCGATCCAACTCTTCTTTGAAACCGCCAACCACTCAGCGTTGGCAGTTGTTCCTGTGGCGACCAAAAGATTCCCAGCAGACTGAGATACAGTTACAGTTGGAGCCTTGTATAACTCATTAAAATCAGGGGACAGAAGCCCGGAACCAACTTGAGAAAATCCGGCACTCCAAGTGCTCTGTCCAAATCCCATGTTTTCAGCATAGGCTCCGCCGTTAATTTCTTTATTGTAACGAGTTACCCCGTCGCGAGATTTAAGAAAGTCCATAGTTTTATCCTACTCGATACCAGAATTTCAGCACCGGCTCAAAACGTAGCCGGAAGAAGTCATTTGCAGCCAGCGAAGCTGGAGCACCAACAACTGTTGCACCGTTGCCGGCCACAGTCAGAGTCCCAACGGACGCCGTGCAGTTCACGAGAACCTCTTGATTCTCGACACTGTTTTCCACCGCCGGAAGGGTGATAGTCCCAGCGGCATAGCCGGTAAGAGGGGTCAAAACGAGCCACACGCTTGCCGAGGAATTGGTCACCGCAACATTGAATCCGGTGGCCGAAGGAGCTGCGTACTGAATGACCTTTGCATCTCCAGTGGCGATTTGAGATTCGAGGTAATCGACAACGGCTCCGACCGGAACAGAAACATCTATGTCGTTCTGATCTATAGCAAAGCGAGTCGATGCAGTTACGACATCAGTGATTGAGAGATTGGAAATTGAGCCCATGACTAAGAATTAAAGTACAGACCGTTGTTTGTATTTTGAAGCGGGTCAGTGTTTGGAACCTCAAGGAAAACCTGATCCCAATTCTTGTATCCAGCCCCGGCAGGCATTGATTGAGGAAGCTGTTTCTCCCTTGGGTAGGCCGCCAGACTCATCAGAGCATCATAGGCAGATTTGGCTGCCGCTTTGGTGTCTGGAGACACCTGTTTGCCGTAGGAAGGAGCAATCCGAACAGCCAAGGCCAAGATGATCGCTTCATTCGCAAACACAGGGACGTCCGTGACATCATCCAGATTGCTGTTTTCCGGGTTGTATGGGATCGGATAACTCAGCTTGATCCCTTTGTTGTCCAAAGTTGCCATCATGGCATCCAAGCGGCGCAAAGCACTTTCGATTTGCTCGGGTTGCAGGTCAAACGTGTACGCTGCGAGCCCAATTTCCTCGAAAGCAGCCTCAATGAATTGCCGCTTGGTGTAGCCCATAAGCCACCTTATACGCGACTGCGTACAGTTTTCACAGAAGGAATCCTGAAATTATCATCTTTTTCAGGCTTCGCATTAACAGTGGCAGCATGCCCTTTCGGAGGCAAAGCATCAGCCTTGTAGGCCAAAGCTTCAGCGGGAGTTTCAAACCACGCATCAGACAGCGCTTCTCTGAAGGCTTTCTCATCATTCTTGTCCACGATCTTGTAGTCAAAAGATCCAGACTCAAGTTCATGAGGTCCGCCAACTCTATAAAGCATCGTTGGGTTTGGCTGCATAAATCTACTTCTTGGATTTCGCTTTAGCTTTCTTTGCTACGCTTAAAGCAATGGCAACAGCTTGCTTTTGCGGCTTCCCGCTCTTCATTTCTTTCTTGATGTTAGCGGAAACAGTTTTTGGAGAATAACCTTTTTTAAGTGGCATAAAATAGTTTTGTTAAGCGAAAAAAGAACAGAGAGGGGTGGTTGTCCACCCCCCTCTGTTAGGGAGTCACCAGAGACTAGGTCTGGCTGAACAGGATCACCCCGGCCATCATGGGGTTCACCATACCGACTCCGAAGCGGGTGTCGCACCGGTACTTGTAGGTCTTCGAGTTGATGTCGAAGAACTTGTACATGATGAGTTGAACTCCCAAGTCAGTTGCGCCAGTCAGGTAGGTTGCTCCGCTCTCGGCCATCTGACCGTCAACGCCATTGCGCCCGGGCAGAAGCTCGATAGCACGCTCATCCCAGAACACTGCCACGTTCGAGGAAACCGTGTTCAAGAATGTGATAGCCGCGCCGTTTGCAGGGGTGGCCGTGACGTTCTTGTACTCCGATTCCGGAGCCGTGGGGCTCGAGTCCGCAGCGATGATGGGAGGCGAGATCTGGATCGTTCCAGTTCCACCACCACCAGTGACGATTGCGGTCACCGTAAAGGTGCGAAGCTGGTTCGTGTCCACCTTGGTGATCGCGTTTACAGCGTTCACGCCGAGGATCGTGAATCGGTCTCCGACCTTGATGGTCCCAGAGGTCACCGTGACGTTCAGGCTCTGATAGCGGTTGTCGACGTTCGAGGTTTCCCCAGTCGCAGCCGTGGAGGTTGCCTTGGGTACATAACGCTGGTTGGCACCGTTGATCGTCACTCCAGTAGCAGCCGCAGCCGTCAAGCGATAGGTGTACTCGGCGGAATACGTGTCAAAGCCAGCCACAGGACCAACAAAGCCGTCTTCAAAGGCTTTATTGACCTTCGGGTTGGCCGAGGTCTGAGGCTTCGCAAGCTGGCCAGCCATGAGCGCGTAATCGCGAGTGTGGATGAACGCCTTGCGAGACGATCCCATGTCCACAACGCCTTGCTCTTCCATGAGAGCATTGGCAAGCGACAGGTCATCGTACCCGGAAGCCGCACTCGTGCGCTTCACAACGAGCGTGCCTTGAATCCCAGCGACGCTGGCAATGGCGACGTTGATGTCGCTGGACAGCTTCTGGATAGCCGAACGCATTTTGCGTTCACGCTGCTGAGGATCATTGAGGTCGTTGGAGGTGAGAGTCCACGGTACAGCTTTATCGAACCCGAGAGAGATCGGGACCGATAGCTGAGTCACATCTGCAAACGAAGAGGCGATGCTGGTGCCAGCAGGGCCGTCAATCGAGGTGGAGATGTAGGGCATTGGACGCCAGATTGCAGTACCCTGCGAGCGCTCAAGCACCAGAGGATCTGCGTTAAAGACCGAGACGTTGCGACCGAACTTCAGTCGGTCATCAAACCCGGCCAACAATTCGTCGAAGTAAACAGTTTCCTGTTTAGAGAATGCGGAAGGCATAGTTTTTTACTTTCTTTGAGATTTGAGATATTTCGCGACCTTGGATCGGTCGCCCGTTCTGTCTGCTTCAGCACGTAACCTTTCGAGAGTTGAGTCAAGCGAGCCGGAAATAGGCGCAGCTCCTTTAACTTTTCCTTCTGGTGGTGGTGCTGTTTTTTTACGTTCCACGCTCACACGAGTTTCAAGTTTAGCTAATTCAAATGCGAATCTTACCGGGTTCTTTATCTCAGCAAGTTCTTTGGCTTTCTTGGGGTTCTTCCCTAAGGCATAAACCAGTTCAGCCGGAGCTTTCGCTCCTTCGATCATAATCGCAATTTGCGTCGGCTCAAAAAGCTCCTGAACAACGGCTTCAGCATCCTCGAAGTCTTTAACTTTCAGAGAGGTTTTTGCCTTCTCAAAGCCATTCAACTTCTCGGCCCACGCTTGTTGCTGTTTGGCCTCATCAGCCTTAGCCCTTTGCGCTTCTGCTTCAACCTGCCGCTTGCGATCATGCCACTTCTCAAATTCGACATCGAACTTGTCCGTGTCAAAATCACAGTCGGAAAGAGTAGGCTTAGGTCCCAACTGAACCGCTTCTGGAGCGGGAGTCAGAGACTTCAGCTTCTCCTCAAGCTCTTTAATTCGCTTCTGCTGCTCGCGATTGGTTTTCCTTACGTTGCGAACCCACTCTGGAGCACGCTCCTCTGCTTCTTGGGACGGCGACTCCCCTTCGATTTTGACCACTACCTCATCAAGAACGTCTTCTTTATCAGACTCAACAGAATCCTTATCGGACTCCGAATTATCGTCACCAGAATCAGCATTACCTTTTTCCTCAACAGAAGGATTAGACTCTTCTGTTTGGTTATCTAGTAAAACCTCATCGCTCTCGTCTTGGTTACTGGTCTCGTCGTCTGCCGTTTTTGTTGTGTTCATTTGCTGCTATTTACACGATAAATGCAATCCTTTTTTATTGCATAAACTCGTTTTGTCTAGGGGTGCTCTGTTGTTGCACTGATTGGCCGATCCTATCAGCCAGACCAAAGATCCTTTCCTGATCCAAAGTGCTCACCTTAGACAAAGTTTCAGCAGTCTTTGCGCGCACCTCTTCTGCCTTGGCGAGCGTCAGAATGGTGTCTGGGCTTGTTCGCTTGCCGCCTCAAGGTACTGCGCTTGCGGGTCTGGAGGCTGATTTTGAAGCTCCTGAATGAGTTCCTGTTGCTCAAGCTCCGTGGGCTTCAGCACACCCATGCGCAGCAGCTTCTTCCGGAAGTAATCTCGCACATCTGCGATTCCTTCACCCTCCATGTTCATCATCGCCATGGCCGAAAGCACCTGAAGCATCTCCGGATCCTGCGTGATCGACATCATGTTCGTGAGTGCCCGGACGGTTGCCTGTCGTTTGGTGGCCGATGTCGGCCCAATCGTCACAACAACGTCGTACTCAGCCTCGGAGAGGTCATTCTCCATCTCGATCTCGCCTTCTTCGGAGATCGTCGGAAGATTCAGCTTGGTGGGCTCAGTTTTCCCATCCGAAAGCACCATCTTCATCTTTCGGCCGGGCTCCACATACACGTCTTTGGCCATGCTGAGCCAAATTTCGGCCGAACGCTTCACAGCCTTTGCCATGTTGCTCATGTACATGAAGCTTTGCATGTCCAGCCGCGACTGAACCATCTCCACGGTCTTGCTGCTCAAGTGACTGAGCATCTTGTCCCCTTGGTTTTGGTTCCCAAGGATGTCCTGCATGTCTACTTCAGTGAGTTGCAATAAGGCCGCCATTGCCTGAGGGATGTCCGGGCTCTTCGTGAATGCCACCGGCGGAGCCACAACAGAGTTCCCGTTGGAATCCGTGATCGGGTTAATCAGCAGGAACGGGTAATTCTTGACGTTATCCTCAGCCCAAAGGTCTCTGTGCCCGGCAACCTGTTCAGGGGTGAAAATGGGCTTCTCAATGCTCGAAAACGCCGCAATTTCACCAAGCTTCGACACCTGCATGTTCTTGAGCCGCTGCGGATCTTTCGCAAGCCGCACATGCCCCATGCACCGCTCCACGTTGTCCACAAACCACCGCTTTCCATACACCGGGACAATCGGAATATGCTTCCCAGCGATGTATCCACAGTCCTCCAAGATCCGATTTCCGGAAATGATGTATTTGTGGATCTTGCGCCGCTTCACTTTCCGCTGCCGAACCTCCTTCCACCCCAGCGAAGCTAGTGAATCTTTCTTCTCCTCGTACTCATCAGCCCCAAAAGACTCTTCCTCGCCGGTCAAGGTGTTCTCAAAAAACCGAACAACTTCGGTTTTCATCTCCTTAACATAATACTCGGCAACAAAAACAACGTCCGGCGTGTACCAATCAAACTCAACACGAGTCACCTCTTTGTTTATCGTAACTGGATCTTCTCCGTATTCACTACGATAAGCTTCAGGAGTCATCGAAATTAACAAAAAGCAATATCTTGCATCCGATTTGTCCTGTCGCTTTGCGTCCAAGTCAAAATACACGCTCGAATCAGCATCAAAAATCGGCTCGAACCGAATCCGCTGCTTCTCATCCTCTTCGTCCTCTTCATTTTCGTACTCTGCCCGCAACCTCCATGCTCCCATTCCACCATGGACAGCTTCGCTAAAGGCATTGTCCTGAGCTTCTTCAGCGCAAGAGTCTTGTTCATCTGCACGATGCAGACCGGCACAAATATCAGCCAAGGAATCCTTTTCCTCACCGTCTTTTGAAGAGAACTCAACTCCAATACGGTTGTTTCGGTACTCGTTTTCGATGCGCAAAACAGACATCGCCACCTTGTTCACTTCGAAGCGTGGCTTGTTGTCGAACTGCTGCCCGAGAGGGCCCTCCCATTGCGCTCCCGGAATCGTCGCAAAACGCCTATCATCCAAACACTGAAGCCGCTCTGTCTGTAAAGCGGTCTGGATTTGGTCAAATTGCTGTAAGACCTCGAGATGGAAGTTTTCGTTCATCGCTTGAAAAAGTTTAGCATCGGCAGCACAAACGACGCACTTCGGTTAGGTTGATGTTTCCCTTGAATGGCCGCACGATTTATGCCGCTGACTATGAGGTAACGGGTCGCATCCATCAAGTGATCGTTTTCCTTAACGACCTTTCCTTTGTCGTCTCTTCGATAAAGCCGAAATTCGTTTATCCAATTCCTTAAACTCTTAAACACTTTGAGTCTTCCGGATGTCATGCGCTGCCAGACCTCATACAGACCGCTGTCCACAGCGTTATTGGCAACAGCAATGTCCAGCCCCTGCCGCCGGTACAGCCCAAGGAGCTGTTGCCCGTCAGTCTGAGCCCTTCCACGGCTCGCCGGGTCGATGACTCCGGGGATTGCACCGCGGGCTCGAATTGCCTCGGCATGAAGAGCAGGTTCCGCTTGTCCCCGGTAATACTCCGAATAGAGATACGCCGTACCGCTCTCATTGTCCAAGGCCCCCCAAACACATGCGGTTCGGTTCCAGCCAACATCCATCCCAAAACACCTTGGCCAATGCGCCGGAAGATCAAAGTCATCAATCACGATGTCACTCTCCGGCACCGGGTAGATCGCGCCACTCCCAAGCTGCGGAATCCCCTTGGAACGTGCATCCCGCTGGAAGGGCGGAATGCTGGCCCAAAGCTCATCCTTCTGCTGCTTTGTCAAGTGTGGGACATCATCCCACGTCGCCATCCCAACGTACTTGCTGCCGCTCGCACTCTCTTCAATTGACCCGTTCGGCAAAAACATCATGACCGTCTCGCTCATGCCCATGAGCGGCGTAAACGTCAGCATCACAAGCCCGTCGTTGGTCATCGTCCGAAGAACGCACTCCGTATAGACATCCGCCGGAGGCTCTTCATCGAGCCAGATGATTTCCTGAGCCGTACCCTGAAACGCTTCCCGCTTCTGATCGTAGCTCTTAAACGTCAACCGGCTTTCTCCTCCAGACATATGCTTCACCGTCACGATCTCAATAGCCTCGGCAACGCCAGCCTTGGCCGTTGTACGAATAAGAGCGTCCTTTGGGATCAATCCAGTGCCGAAGTCCCCCGGCGCCCCCAAAAGGGCAAGCTGGATGATGTCACGAGTTGTTTTGCCGGTGTCCCCGGCAGCCCATGCTGAAATGGGTGAATTGAACCGCTTCCCCTTCCACCAAGCCGGATACTGTCCGGTCAAATGCAATGACATCTCGTAGGCCCCAATCCCCCACGTCTTCCCGATACGATTGGCCGCCATCATCAGCCGCTCCCGATACCGAGAACCGGCTTCAAAGAATGCCATATGCTTAGGATACCACTCCCGCCGCAATGGACCGGTCTCCGGGTAATACGTCGAAATCTTTCGCTCCCGCTTGCGCCGGACCTGCTCCTCCAAAAGAAGAGCAAGCTCCACACGCTCATCAATCCCACCAAGCAGCGGATCGACTTCACTCATGCCGGTCTACCCTCTTGATTTCAGCCTCAAGAAACCAGATCGCCTTCTTCAGATCCCGCACCACAGACTGGTCAGGCTTACGCCCGGCCCGCCAGATGTACTGAATCGCCTGTCCAAGATTGCTCGGGAACTCCTGAGAAATCGTCACGCACTCCACTCCGGACGGGTGCCATTTGTAATGGTCTGGGTTGATTGGATCACTCATTGGTTTTCTTCTGCTTTTTCTTCTCAAGCTCCTCGCTCCACTTAATCCTACAAGATATTTTCTTGCAATAATTATCTCCTTTGCTTGATGGCTTGAACTTAACACCACACACACGACATTCTGTTATGTCAAGAAACTGGTGTTCTGAAGGCATTTCATTCCATTTTGTGCATAAATAACAAGCCGTTCGGTCCGCATAAGCCGCGTACGTGTTACCACACTTGCAGATCGCCTCTTCTGGCGCGTTGACAGGCCGAGATGCCGCTCCTCGTTCAAAGGCCGACTTCAATGCCTCTTTGAACTGCACGTGCAATGGCTTTCTGGAGGCCCCGGATGGGTTGTGAAACCGCTGGATGCGGTGCACGTAGGTCTGCTTTCCATTCATGAATGCCGAGGTCATTCTGTCTCCTTCTCTTTTTTGATTTCACCAAGCAATCCATTCAGTTCTACTACCGCAGAATCCCAGCGATAACTCCAACAATCAGGGGCTCCGGTAGCTGAAAGATCTTCAGCAATTTTAAGCGCCCTGTCCCGCTGCTCGCGCAGCTTCTCTATCTGCTCGCGCAGTTCGCCGAGCCAAAGCTCATTTTCTGCCGCGTGCCAGTCCATACGCGCCTTCTCGGCTTCGGCTCGAGCTGCTTTCAGCGATGCTCTCAAAAGCGGGACGCAAGCACAATGGCGTTCATCCGGATGTGGATCTTCCGCTGACTTCATCGCATCCAGAATGTCTGCGAGATCTTCCTTTGCTTTATCCGCCTCTTGCCGGAAGGCCTGCACTGTCTTGGCTGTGTTGTCGATTACGGCGAGTGCCTCACTGTAATGTCTTGCGCGCTCTTCCGCACATTCTTTCCACATAACAACATCAGCGCGCAGGGTGTCGATAAGGTCTCCCATCATTTTTATTATTCCTCCCACTTGCCGATAGCCTTTAAGAAAGCCTCTGCCCGCTGGCGGGCGGTGGCGTCCAAAAGATCAACAGCCTCCGCCCTGTAGCCAATTGTGGGCATTAGAATTTTTCCCAATTCGTAAACAAAGTCATACCTAGAGCTGTAACTTTTTCTCCACTGCGCTTGCTCCGCCTCATGCATCGCGTTGAGGTCGGCGCAATAGTTTGCTCCACCACAATTTACTGGCTTGTATTTCCACCCACACGCCTTCGCTATTGCTTTATTGATTTGTTCGTAGGTCATTCTGCTGCCTCCTCAAGTTGTTGAATCTCTTTCTTCAGCTTCTCAATGTCTTCCCGGATGACAGCCCGGGTTTCCTTTTTCCAGTTTATGCAGGCCCGGATGGCCTCATCTTCGTCTCTGGATTTCCTCGGCTAGGGTTTCGATGTGCACATAGCCGTAGTTTAACATTCCTCCGCTCATATTATTTTGCTCCTACTCCTGCCCCAGCTCCCGCTCCCGCTCCTGCTCCAGCTCCAGATCCAGATCCATCTCAAGGTCCAGCTGCTGCCCATGCTCCTGATCCTGCCCCAGCTCCCGCTCCCGCTCCCGCTCAAGCTCCGGCTCCTAAAGTACTCGCGTCCTACTTTCAGTGTTGCTGCGTTCATGTGGTTTAAGTGTGCGCGTTTTACAGAATGCGCGCCCCTCTGGTTGCTTTACTTTACGTTGCGCACAAGCGACGGAATTACCGTTGCCGCTACAATAGATCCACGCCCGATGATGGCGTCATTTTGAAAAGGTTCGATGTCGTTGGCTTTCTCCGGGTTCATCAAAAACTCGTGAAACCGCCCAGTATCAGGAATCCATGCCGCTTCGCTCAAGACCAGCTCGTCTTCATAGATCGCCGTCAGCTTGCCAGTGTAGAACATGCTGACAGTAAGGATAAAATACTTCTCTCCGATAACCCAAGGGCCGCCTTGAAGTTTAGGCTGTTGCTTTTGTTCTCCGTTAAAGAGAGAAAGCAATTCCTTGACTTGTCCAAGTGTGAGTTCGTTTGTGTTCATTTTTGTGTGTTTTTATGTTACTGACTAAAAGTTATTGTTTCTCTTTGGGCTGCTCCTCTTTGGCGGCGGCGATCAGTTCGCCTGCGCATTTGAAAGCGACAAACGCAGTGGGGTTGACTTTATCTTTCGCGCATTGCGCTCCAGCAAAAGCAGCGTAGATCATCGCCGCAATCTCCAGCCGCGAGGGTTCGGGGCGAAGTTTCATTGAATTACTTTTTGCCTTATTCTCCCAGTATAACCATGCCTTTTCGGATTTCTTTAACTCAGCTTTGAGCTTCTCCACCTCAGCGCGGGCTTCGTCGCGTTCAGAACGATACTGGTCTCGCTGGCGCTTGGCCTCGATCAGAACATCGTGAAGACTGGTTTTTTTAAGCTGCTCGTGAGCCACCTTTATTGCGTCGTACTCGCCCAGCGTTCGGGCATGGTCGTCCTTGAGTCGCTGAAGCTCAGCGCGCGCTTCGTCGCGTTCTTTTTTGTAAAAGTCGCATTGGATACGATTGCTCCCGTATGAATGTTCGGAGTTTCTTAAATCCAGCATGAGTTGCAGGCGCTCCGCCTCGGCGCGCGCTTCGTTTTTGTTCTCTGCTAGCCATTCAACGCGCTCACGAAGAAGCATGGGCTTACGTTCCGCCGCTCCAATGTCGGGGTGTAAAGTCGGCACTCCGGCGGCGTTTAGGGCGTCGTCAATTTGAGCAAGCAGCGCTTTTGCAACGTCTCCGCCAGCCGCCTTAGCGAGGGCCGATGCCACGATGTCCTCAGGGGATTTCTTTTCGCTCATAATTCTCCCTCTCCACAGAACGACTCGAACCCGTGCGAATAGGACCCATTTTGACAATTTCCGATTACAACAAATAGCTCATTTCCACCTGCATCAATAACACGGAATGCAAAAAAATCAGAATAAATGTCTGCTTTATTTGAAAGCTCAATAAAAGGCTCATCCACAAAAGAAAATCCACTCAAATCGGAAACATTATGAAGCGCAATCAACTCCAGCACAGATTCACTGCTATCAGCCGCAGAAAGTCTATCTAAACAATCTTTTGGGACGCACCCGTGATAAGCATCCTCGCAGCATAGTGGCTCAAGATCATATCCTACAAACCGATTATTCTCGTCCACATAATTAACCTTGTAGCCAGTTTCAAAACATTTCATTTTATTGCCTCCTGTTATTCCAATACTTCTACCGAAACTAGAACTTTCTTCCGATCAAACTGGAATGGGGTTTTAAAAGTCGCAACCCACGAATGTTTAGAAGTTTCACCTTCAATAACATATGCGGCGATTTTCCTAACACAATCATCAATGCTTTCATTTTGTGCGGATTCCCTTAATTGCAATGCTTTCTTTTCCCTAAAGTACATAGAGAGATTAACTCCAAAAAAACCAAAGAAATACACACAAAAATCAATGCACTCAATGCGCAGCAAGTTTTAATCACTCCGCCACCTCCTTTTCAAGGTCTTCAACACGCCACCTCCATTCATCTATCTTTTCGTAATCACTTGGCTCTTCGCACATAGCTAAAAGGTCCATTGCTCTTTCAAGTCGTGACTTTAATACCTCATATTCCGACACTTGTTTGTTATACGCCTTCACGATAGCCAACGCCCTCGCAAGCAGATTCTCGATGTCTTTAGGGGATTCCTCTTCGCTCACTCTGCCACCTCCTTCGCGAAAACACCGTTCGGCAGAAGCACGCCCTTGCGGTCCTTGATCTCGTCATAGGCCGCCTCAAGGCAGGCCACAAAGTCCAACCCCAGCAGCTCGCACACCCCAATCAAACACACCGTCACATCCCCCACCCCATCCACAATCTTCCCACGCTCACCCTTCAACACCGCATCCGCCAACTCCCCCATCTCACTCACGGCCTTTAACGTCTGCGCCGCAGCCGTCGAGTTCGGCACAATCCGCCGGTCCCGAAACCACTGCACCACTAACGCTCGGATCTGCTCAAAAGGCTGACGTATGGCAGTATAGGTAACGGTATCAATGAAGAATTTTTCTTTGGTTTTGTTTTCTGTGTTCATGTTGCGAATCAACGGAGCAGATTAAACACGATTTGATTCAGTTTAGCGATAAGAAAATTCACTAAACGAAAGATTTCTCGCATCCCGCGCAGCGGGAGGGGGTTGCCGATGCCGAACACCAGCTCAAAAGAAACGGCGTGTGGGTCAAGCACTCAACAAGAGCACTTCAGGAATCGCCAAATCCCTGCCGGACACCCGGAACCCACACGCCAACTTTTTTTCTCAACTACCAAGCATCGGTCTACACAGACACGTGAGCCACGTCAACTGCTTCACTCGGCTTCCCCAAATCCAACTCCTTCGTCAACGAAGCCACCGCCTTCTCCGCACGGGCCTTCGCGGCCTCGGCCGCCGCTACCACCACTCCCCACGCACGTACCGTATCACACCCACGCAACAAAAGAGCCCCACGAACGTCTCGGCGAGACGTCTGCTCACGCTCCAATGCCTTCGTGAAGAACCAGTCTGACTTCAATGCAAGACTCATCGCCGACTTACTAGCCCTCACATGCTCAGGAGCCTTCACCGACGTGCGCTTGCGCTTTTCTTTTTGTTTGATCGAACTTTCCATTTCGGAATTGAATAAAAAAACGCACGGCGTCTCAACAAAAAAAAGGACACCCCGTCAGGGGGTCACACCCCCCACCCCTCTGGGGTGATGGCCGGGGGCGTCTCGGAGACGGCTTTGGAGGACGGCGTTGGAGACGGCTCTGGTTTGACGAGCGCCCCGGGCGCGAGGATCGGGGGACGAATTCGTTTTTCTTTTTAAGTTCTCCCCTAGGGGTGATTGCCCATAGTACATTTGAGTAATGTACACTAAATTAGTGTGCATTAAGAATAGCGATGCAATCAAATCAACATTAGCTCTATTGCCTCTCAGTGGATGCCGCCCTCGCCTTCCGCTCCCTACCGCGCCCATCACTACACCACAGCGCGCCCCTCCTCCCGCGCCCGTTCCCTCAGCTCCCGTTCCCTCAGCTCCCGCCTCCCCCCGGATCGGAAAAATGACTCCATGTGACGTATAATGTATTTGGTTATGGAGCAAGTCGCACGCTTGCAACTACTTACGCCTTTTCGCGTTCCGCGTTGTCCGACTTTTCTGAGCTAACCTGCTTCACCTCAACCGGTTGCACCTCTGCCGATACCTCAATGAGCTTGGGAGAATCCGCTGCGGGCTCGAGTAGCCCCTGCCTTTGCGCTTGAGCGAGAGCTCGGGCCGTGCGTGCAGCTAGTTCTTCGTCGCTTAAATTACTAATAGCCTGCAGGATAGGAGAGCCGTCTGCGTTAGCAATCTTGGTCGGGAGCAGTTTGGCGAGCAGTGCGCAAAACGTTCGAGGGTCAGTTTGGCCGACGTGGACGAGGTAGTCGGTCCCTCCGAGTTTATCGAACGCCTTCTCAATGGCCTCCCGGACGCTGACCGTGAGCTTGTTCTGCATCCCCTTTGGCCTCCCGGGCCCCGCTGTGCTCAACAGTATTTTAGGCATAATTGGTCCGTTTTGATTCCGTTTTGTAAACGGTTTTCTCCCAAAACGCAAACATTCAGCGAATTTCTCTCCGCTCTCTCCACCAAAAATCCCCACTTTTTTTCACCCCCAGAAACCACTCTCCGCAAACACCTTACGCAAAAAAGTTTCTTCAGCGTTA